TAATACTGGAACTGCAGTTAATGATAATGGAGAAGAGTTTCAAGCACCTTTCACTGTTCCTGATGATGGCAATAATTATAGTGCAGGACAAGATGGTGCTAGTGGAGAATCAGACAATGCAGTATTAAATGAAGAAGAATTAGAAGCTTTATTAGATTCCCAAATATTAGATTTAAATGAATGTATGACTGAATTAGAGTCGATGGATAAAGCAAATAACTTTGTATAACGTATATATATTATTAAGTAAAGAAGGACATAGTCATGAATAAAGACACAACTAAAGCACTTAAAACCATAATAAAAAAATTGGTAGCTGAAGAAGTTTCTAAGCAAATAAAATATGTAGTAAAGGAACTTACAGATCCAACACCAGCAATAAGCTCGAGCAAATCAAAACTTATTGAAGAATTTGGACCTGTAAATGAAGATACTCCAAAATATTCTGAAACTAAAAAGTATACAGATGACCCGGTTTTAAATGAAGTATTAAATAAAACGCAAGGTGGAATTGCTCAAGATAAACCAGGATTTGAAGAATATCCAACAATGGGTGGAGGAGCAGTTGATAGTGTAGATAAAATGGTTGGTATGCAATCATCAATGGCTCCAATGGAAACCCAAGGAAATATGCCAGATTTTATGAAGAAGGCAATGAGCGGACATTCTGCAAAAGTAGTAAAGGCAATCGAAGGAAAGCATGGCACTAGAACTTAAAAGATTAATTAGAAATCTTGCGAACTTAAAACATAAACAAACTATGAAAAATAAGTTCTTGAAGACTAAGCCAAAGATTCATGAAATGAAACAAAATGTTGAAAAGGCTCAAGAAGAAGCTACAGCATATCATGATTATGTTAAGCGTGCAGAAGTTGGAATGGATCCAGCTGGAATTATTCCACCAATGGAAAAAGATTCTTTTAAACCACTTGTTAATACTATTATAGGTTTATTTGAAAATACGTCCGGTGGAGTTACAAATCCTATATACCGTACAGCTGCGCAAAAAGAAGCGTTAGCTAATCAGCTTCAATCACAACTAGATATTGGTATTGCTGTAACAAATGGTGGTCAACGGTATTTAACTACAAGGGCACGAGCATCTGAATTAGGAGCTACGTTTACAGAAATGAGTTCTACTCTTGCCAACGTACTTGGTAGAGGAAAAGGAAGTATAAAATAATGGCATTGGAAAATCCAAGAACAACTACAGTTAGATTAAGAGATAAGGATCCAGATTCCAAAATAGGAGTAGTGTTACCTATTCGTAAAGGACAAAATGGATTCTTTAAACAATCAAGTACACTGCTAGAACAAACAAAATCAAATTTAAAAAATTTATTGCTAACGGTTAAGGGTGAAAGATTAGCTCAACCAGAATTTGGTAGTAATATTTATAATGTACTATTTGAAAACATGGATGAAGGCTTTTCTAAAAAAATAGAAGATTCAATTAGAGAAGCTGTTGCGAAATGGTTGCCTCATGTTATTTTAAATGCAGTAATTATAGATGCTTCACATAATACAAATACTGTGAACATTTCCGTACAATACTCACTAGTCAATGATGCTAATGCACTAGATTCATTGTCTTTAAATTTAATGAGAGCTGGAGACTAATATGGCGAGTGTAAAAACTAGGCCTAAACAGGTAAACTATTTAAGTAAAAATTTTACTGGATTTAAGTCCGATTTAATGGAGTTTGCGAAAACTTATTTTCCAACTTCGTATGCAGATTTTAATGAATCTTCTCCCGGGATGATGTTTATAGAAATGGCATCTTACGTTGGAGATGTACTTTCATTTTATATAGATGAACAATTTAGAGAATCATTATTAGTATACGCAGAAGAAAGAAAAACTATTTTTGATATTGCTCAATCTTATGGATATAAACCAATTATGGCAACTCCAGCAGTGGCAAATATAGATTTTTTCCAAACAGTTCCAGCAACTGGTACTGGAGCAAATGTAAAGCCAGATTACAATTATGGTCATTTAATAAAAATTGGATCTACAATTGAAAGTGAAGAATACTCAAGATCATTTAGAACATTAAGTGAAGTTGATTTCAAACATTCTAGTTCTATGGATAATACTACTGCTGACATTTATGAACTTGATGAAGATGGTGTAACACCTACAAAATACTTGTTAAAGAAATCGTGTAAAGCAGTTAGTGGAACAGAAAAAACAGAAACGTTTGAATTTACAAATGCAGTTGCATACGATCAAGTAAAATTAGGAAATGGTCCAGTATTGGAAATAATATCTGTTAAAGATAGTGATGGAAATGATTGGTATGAAGTAGAATCATTAGCACAAGATATAATTTATGATGATGTTGAAAATACTGCAGAGTTTGATGAAAACTTGGCAGCGTATAATGAAACAGTACCATATATCTTAAAACTAATACGAACTCAAAAAAGATATAAGACAAAGATTGATATAGATAAAAAGACTATTTTACAATTTGGATCTGGAACTGCTACTGCTGCTGATGAAGAAGTAATACCAAATCCAACAACTGTAGGAAATTCTTTTACTAATTCAAATTATTTAAATAATAATAGTGCACTAGACCCTGCTAATTTTTTAACAACTGCAGTTTATGGAGCCGCACCCACAAATACTACACTTACTGTTGTATACACAATTGGTGGCGGTATAGAATCTAATGTACCTTCTAATAGTATAACAACCAAAAGAAGTTTAATTACAAGTATAAATAGTTCTGGTTTAGATCAAGCATTGGTTAGAGAATCGTTTAGATCTATTGCTGTTAATAATCCTGTTCCTGCCACTGGTGGAAGAGGAGAAGAATCTCTAAAAGAAATAAAAGAAAATACCAGACAATATTTTCAAGCACAAAATAGATCTGTGTCTAAAGAAGATTATATTACAAGAATTTATAATTTGCCCCCAAAATATGGCAATATTGCAAAAGTCTACATAACTCAAGATGATCAAATAAATGCTGGAGAAGGGGTAATTCAAGAGCAAACAATTACACAACAAACATTGGATGAATTTGGTGGTGAAATACCAATATCTAAAGTTCAGCAAAGAATGCCGAATCCTATGGCATTAAATTTTTATGTTCTTGGATTTAATCACAATAAAAAATTAACAACTGTGAATCAAGCAACTAAGAAAAATATAAAAACATATTTGGGTCCATACAGAATTTTAACAGATGCAGTTAATTTAAAAGATGCTTATGTTATCAACATAGGTGTTAGATTTTCACTTTATGTTAAAAAAGGATTTAATAAGCAAGAAGTAATATTAAAATGTATTGATAATGTTAGAGACTATTTCGATCCAGATAAGTGGCAAATAAATCAACCAATAATTTTAGCAGATATTGCATACGAAATATCATTAGTTGATGGAGTTAACAATGTTGTTCCTCCAATATCAAATAACCCTAGTGGTAATTTAGTTGTAGTAGATAATAAATTCAATCAAGCCAATGGCTATTCAGGAAATATTTATGACATACAATCAGCTACTAAAAATGGAATAGTATACCCATCGTTAGATCCTGCAATATTTGAATTGAAATTTCCAGAAATTGATATAGTTGGTAAAGTTCTAGGAGATTATTAATGGCTCATTATTTTGAATACGCCGATAAAGATGCAACACTAATAAGAGGTGCAAGAGAAGTCGCAACCGGTAGTCAAAAAAATACTGGAATGGATGAAATTTTAGAAGTTGGTAAAAAATTTGAATCTGGTACAACATCATTTAATGAAATTAATAGAGCTGTAATTCAATTCGATGTTAGTACAATATCTGCATCTGTTGCTGATGGAACTATGATTGCAGGTACAAAGTTTTATTTGAATTTGTATGATGCTGGAGCTACAGAATTAAACAGAGATAACACATTGTATGCGTATACTGTTTCTCAAAGTTGGGACGAAGGAGATGGAAAACATACAGATACTCCACAAACAGAAAATGGTGTAAGTTGGAGATACAGAACTGCCGATACTGGTTCTGAATGGGGACATAGTGATAGTGGTAGTTGGGGTGGTACATATTATTCAGGATCAGCATATACTGGTTCTCAAACATTTAATAAAAATGAATCAATTGATATGAGAATGGATGTTACAAATATTGTAAACCATTGGATTAGTGGAAGTGTTCCAAACGAGGGATTTTTAATACGGAGGGCATTAAATGAAGAATCAAGTAGTACTCATAGTGGAAACTTTAAATTCTTTTCATCAGATACACATACTATTTTTCAACCAAGATTGGAAGCTGTATGGAATGATTCTGTTTGGTCTACTGGTTCTTTAGGACCATTAACATCTACACAAGTTGAACGATTAACAATAAATTTAGAAAACTTTAAACCACGATATAAAAAAGGTTCTTTATCAACAATTAGAGTTAAAGGACGAGAAAAATATCCAGCTAGAACACACTCGGTAACATCATCATATATGGATGTAAAATACCTACCAAGTGGATCTAGCTTTTATTCCATAAAGGATTCTAGAACTCAAACTACAGTTATACCATTTGGTACAGGTTCTGTTATAAGTTGTGATTCATCTGGAAATTATTTTAATTTAAGAACTGAAGGATTAGAAGTAGAAAGAGTTTACGAAATACAATTTAAAATAGAAAGTGGTTCTGGTATTAATAAAACAGTACAATATTTTGATAACCATGATCAATTCTTAATGGAAAGATAATGCCATATACACAAGAAGAATTAGAAGCAAACGAACATTACACCTCATTAAAAGTTCGTGATGAGCTTAAGTATAATGAAGAATACATATATGCTAGAGATCAGTGGGTTGGAAGAGGTGGAACTCCACATGATTCTTTTAGGAGTAAAGATGATGTTATTCAATTATATGAGGATCCAGCAACTGGTGAATCGTTTCCTTCTCCCAATCAAAATTTACGGGTTTGGATATATCAAACGCGATATAGAACAAACGCCGATACTAAGGACATATTGGATAGAGAATTTAAGGAGTTCTAATGCCTAACTCAAAAACACGTAGGTTAAAAGATATTCCTGATAAGTTATATGATCTTATAGCATTACCTGATGCAAACGATTATACAACATACAGGGATCCCGTACAATATCCTCAATTTGAAGGACAATCATATACGTCTATCAAATGGCCAGATGAATTATTTGGTTTAAGTCCTCACGATATTATTAGAATAAACATTTATGGTAATAACGAAGCGTTAATTACAACTGAATATATTACGCATGATAAATTCGAATCATTTATAAACACAAACGTTGCAGGTCATCCAGCTATTGTAAAATTAGATACTGGTAAAATACTTAGAGATCTTGGTTATCGTAGAGGAAGATTTCATTTGGTTTTTGATTTTTTAAGAGTAGAAGCTGGTGGACCATTTCCGTTATTGGTTAATGGGGCAGAAAAAATATTTAAAGGATCTTTCGAAAATACTGATGATAAACTTTATGCAGCCGAACCTCATGTTGAATCTGATACTGCAGAGGGTGATGCATTATATGTAAAAGAAAATAAATTTATTATTCAAGAAATATCATCTGCAAAAGATGAACTTATAGTATCACCAGCATTTATTAATGATGAAAACTATAAAGAACGATTTAGAATGGCAGCGTACAATTGTCTTAATTGGTTTCCAGAAGATGGAATGACTGCACAATTTCCAGGTGTTACATCTAATTTTATAACGTTTACTACAGAAAATAATTTACCAACAAATTGGGTTAATGGTACAATAAGAATTAATGATGCATACTTCATGGGAAAAAGAATCACACCTGAAGAGACTGATACGCTGATAGTTGAGCCAGAGGTTGATATAGAAAGTCGCAGACCTAATTTACTTGGCGACATGAATATGGATAGTTTATTTGGATGGAAATCTCATGATGCTTGGCCATCGGCTGCATCACTATCAACTAATGTTGGATTTGAAAATAGAGCATTATTTTTAGATGCTGTAGCTGAACCTAATCCATCGGGTCAATTGGCTATCAAATCAATTTTACAAAATATATTAAATTTATCAGAAGAATATTTAAACGAATCTGGAAAAACTGCAAATAGTTTAGTTAGTATAAATTTAGCATTTAATTTAACTTCGTATGTTTCTCCAGTGGATATAGAAGGAATTACATTTACATCAAGCGTATGGGTAAAAGCACCCGAAAATAGTGCGTTAAGATTGTTATCTCATTCTGGTCCATGGGGACCCGCTGGAAATACAAGTCATTCTCAAATAGTAATGGCTACTGGGGAATGGCAAAGAATAACACATACATTTACATTAACAAATACTACAACAAGAGATTTGATGATACGATGTATATGGGATCCAAGACCAGCAAATATTGATCCTTCTATGGAAATAAACCTAGGAAAGTTTGCTACTTGGGCTGGAGCTCAATTAGAACAAGGTTCATCTGCAACTCCGTTTACAAGACAATCAGGATTTGAGGACGGCACAGTAGAAGTTGCATTAAATGGTACAATAAAGTTTCAAGATCCAGATGGTAAATTATTGAATGCATCATTTGCAGATGGAGATGAATTTCTTCCTGAAATGGTTGGAGGTTTATTAAAAATTAACGATGCAATTGCAATAGATGATTTATCCGAAGTTACCATGATAAATGATGCCGCAGTAGAAAAAATATTCGAACCAACAGTTATTCCAAAAGATGGAGAAGAAGGAAAGCCAGGAGGATATACTCCAGGTGGATGGGATCAAGAATTAAATGGTAGAGCAATACTAGTTACAGATTTAGATGGTGATGCAATATGGACATCTGGTTATGCAGCGTTTGGCGACGATGAAAGATGGTCAACTGGTGGTACAGGTGAGCACGGATACCAATCTCATTGGAGAAAAGATAAAGGAATAGAAGGCGGTCCAGCTATGTTCTTTCCAGATTTAAATTATCAACCATACATTTTAGAACCAATGAGAGCTGCAGCAATTGAAGCATGGACTAGTCCTGATGGATATTATGCTTCAAGAGGTCAATCTGATCCTCGCTTTGATAATAATTATCACTTAGCAGATTGGTGGCAACATAGACATCAACAAATTTCTACAGATTGGTCAACTATAGGAACATTAGCTTCTTATGGTGTAAAGCCTGGAGATACTATTAAAATAAGTTGGATGCAAAAATCTGCTCCGGTAAATTTTGATCAAGGTGGTAGAAAAGGTGCACAAGTTGGATTAGATCACTTTTTAATTGACGAAATTCTTCCACCTGAAGATCCTTCTATTGAGTCATCTGAAATTTATGAAATGGATGCACAAATTTTTAATGCCGTAAATCCCGGTCCAGAGTTTAATACAAGTAATGATTATTTTGATCCAGAAGAAAACGTTAGTGGAGAGTTTGTTAATAGAAGACCAAGTGCAGATGATGTTCCAGAAGGATATAATGTTTTAAGTCCTCAAGAATATCCAGAACCAAAACCTCCAGTAACAAATCAAATGGTTGGAGCAACTAGTCCTAGAAGTCATTGGATAATGACAGATAGTGATGCTGAATTTAACGATGATTTATTAGCAGAAATAGAACAAATGGAACGTGAAGATTTTGATGGAAGAACAAGTGGAAATCAAAATGAAATAGATAGATTACAATCAAAATTAAATTCTTCATCTGGTGGTGGAGATGCTGGCAAAGCTTGGGAATTAAATCCAGATTATACTCATACAGATTTTACATATAATGAACAACTGAATTCATGGACTCCAAATCCAGGAGTTGAGAATAGAATGATTGGAACAATAAGAGATGGATTTGTAAATTTTAATGCTATATTGATTCCGAATCCAGCTTTTGGATGGAGATGGGATGGTTCCAAATGGGAATCAAATTACCAATATATTGGAAATGCTAGTACAAATAATACTGGCAAATTTAGAGTTGTTAATGGTGATGGGTTTTTAGTAGAAGCAACAATTTATCCTTCTAGAAGTGATTATGTTAGTGTTAAAAATATTTCCGCAGATGAAAATTGGGAATGGAAAGGCGCTGATGGATGGGTATTAGTAGATTCAGTTTCTGGTGCAGAACAAACTGCAGATGGTAGACATATATTAAGATACCGAACAATGAGACTAGATCGTCGTCATATCAATAATAGTGACAATAAAGGAGATGGAACTTCTCAATATTTTATTCCAAATACTTTGTATAACGAGTGGGAACAAGCAACATTCCAATTCATAGTAAGTGAAAATTTTAGTTTAGAAGATAGAGTTTGTTTACGAGTAAAGGGAAATTATGGTGATTTTGGAACTCTATATGTTGATAACGTTAAAATAGATTTAATGATGACTTCTGAAATGCGAGCAACTGTTGATGATACAGCAATATTGGCACCATTAGAATTAGTCATTAATGAAGTAGTTGATTCTAATACCATACGAGTCGAATCAACTTATGATGAAGCAGCAGCTCAACAAGGATCAGTACTTGCAAATTTTAAAGTCAATAAGTATACAGAGTTTGACAAAGGATTTGAAGTAGACTATGTTAGTGTACCAGCAAGTGAAGATGATGTATTCGCAAGATATGAAGGTAAAGTTTTAGATGTAGTTAATGACGATTTAACTAAAAAAATTATCGTAGATAAAACATATCAGGAATTTGGAAATGAAATTAATGCAATTATGACTGGATCTAATGCTGTTGATGCGATGTCTGCATTTGAAAATTATTTTGTTAGATATAGAATAAATGATCCAGATAATTTATATACATATTTGATTACTGGGCCAGATTCCAAATCTCTAATTACAAATTTTAAACCAGTTAATTCTGAGAATTATCCTGGATCTATAGCATATAAATTATTAGAACCTCTTGCCGATACGATCGAGCCATTAGACATGGTTTATATTGCAAAAGAAGTTACCCCATCATTAAACGAAAAGGTAGATCTTATACCATTTTTAGATGAAAAAATACCAGATACAGTATTAAGATTGCCAAGATTTCAAGATTTAGATTCTCCAATACGAGAGCGACAAACTGAATTTTTATCTCATACAGATATTGTAGGGAATGGTAAATGGGTTAGAGAACAACTGGAAGATAAACTATTAAGTGGAAGTATTGAAACTGCTAATATCAATGTCGACTATAGACAATATAAGAATTTTGTACATTTCGGATCAGTAGAAAAAAGATTGTACAATATGAAAGTGAAACTTACAAATTTAGAAACATATCAAAATTATAGTTCATCTTTATCAGGAAATTTAAGTGGATCTGGATATTTGGGAAGTGCACAAGGTGCATCTGTTAGTGGAGCCGCAGCTGATATTCAAAAGTGGGAAGATGAAGCTCGAGCGGTCGTTAACGCATTTGATGATTTTGAACAGTATATGTTTATAGAAAGTTCCTCATATATTACAAGTTCTATGGGTGAATTTTATGATAACGCAGCACCTAAATTATCTGGTGATGGAACATTAACTACTCCATATAAATTGTATTCCGTTTCTAGTTCTCAATTTACAACATGGTATAGTGCATCAATAGTAACAGCACAAGTTTATGATAGAAATAATGCCAATAGAATGGTTAATCTTTTACCAGAACATATTTCGTATGACCAATCTAATAAACAATTTTTAACATTTATGGATATGATGGGTCACCACTATGATAATATTTGGTCACATATTGTTGCATTAACTGATGTACATGATAGAACAGAAGATGTTACTAAAGGAATATCACAAGCATTAGTAGAGCCAGTTGCAAAAGGATTTGGTTTTCAAATGCAAGAAGGTAGAGATCTTGTTAGATTGCCACAATATTATTTAGGACTACAAGAATCTGGATCCAATACTGGAATATTCAATGTTAGATGGAGTAAAAAATCTCAAAAAGATGTAACACGAGAAATATGGAATAGAATTCTTGCATCAATGCCTTACATATTAAAATCTAAGGGTACTAAGCAGGGACTAAAGGCAATAATTGCGGCTTATGGTATACCAACATCTATATTGAGAACTCAAGAATATGGTGGACCAAAAATACAAGGTGAAAAAGATTACGAAATAAAACAAAGATTTACAAAAGCATTAGACTTTCAAGGTGGACAATATCTTGAAGCTCCATGGTATCATACTGGATTTGGAAGAACTCCAGATACAATTGAAATGAGATTTAAAACTCCATACGAAGCTGATACAGTGTTAGCACAAAAAATAAATTCAACAGATGGAATAGATGCATCTCTTTATATTTCCAACGTAACTGCATCTGATGCCAAAGGTAGAGTTGAATTTGTAATGAGTAGTAGTGCACATGGTGAATATAGCATGAGTTTAGGAGAATACTCCGTTTATAACGATGAATGGTGGTCATTAATGTTAAGACGTAGAAGTACTATATCATCGTCACTATCTAGTTCGTATGATAATATGCATGTTCTTACAGATATTGATCCGTTAACACAAAGTTTTGATTTATTCTTGGGATATTATGATTCAGGAATTGATGAAGTTGTTGTCGCAGCATCATCAAGTATGGATATATCTGGAAGTTTATTGGCAAATTATTATAGAACTAGTAGTGTTGCTGGAGATGATAATTGGTATTTTGGTGGTAAAAGAGATGATGCAAATAGAGGTGAACAATTTTCTGGGTCTATGATGGAAATTAGATATTGGGGAACACCGTTAACATCATCTGCATTTTACAACCATGTCGCAGCACCAAAAGCCGTTAATGGAAATCATATAAGTTCATCTTATTATGACATGTCATTTAGACTTTCATTAGATGATTATATTAATTTAAATTCAAGTCCATACGGTTTAAAGGATTATTCCCTTTCTGATGGCCAATTATACGCAACAGGTTCTGGTTTTGCAGATCTGATTAATTTTAGTAGTGTATCAGATAGACAAAAAGCATTTACTCCAGCAATTGGACTAGGGAAAAAATCAAATAAAATTAGAATTGAAGGTAGCCAATTAAAAACTCCAGATGGTTTACCTGCAGTATTGAGTACTACTGAAAGAGTTGAAGTTAGTTCATTTGATTTAGCCGCAAACGATTCAAATAAATTAGGAATATTTTTTGCACCTAGTGACGTTATAAACGAAGATATTATATTGTCTTTAGCAGATATGGATTTTGGATCTTATTTGGGAGATCCTCGAGATGATTTTGAAGAAGATTACACTTATGGAAGATTTAAAAGAATAGCCGATACCTATTGGCAAAAATGGACAACTAAACAAGGTTTTTGGGATTATATTAAATTAATCAAATATTATGATTTAAGTTTATTTGATCATCTTAGAAGAATGTCTCCAGCTAGAGCCAAGAAAAATATTGGTTTACTTATTGAACCAACAATACTTGAACGTGCAAAAGTTGTTGTTGGTGCACCTCCATCCATGGAAGATTTAAAGAAAAAAGCTATATTGGATATGAGAGATAATTATCATGTTTCAAGTTCTAGGCAACGGTACAGGGGAGTACTAAACTATATAGAGTCTTATGAAGTAAGTGGATCTGATGTACTAGAAAGAGCTGGAATAGCATCTAGTGGATTAGGTAGTGAAGTTACAAGTAGTAATTTACTCCAAAGAGAAGCTCTATTTAATTGGGATTCTTCTCAACCAACAAGCAGTAATTTATTACAACGAACCACAATTTCAATTCCTGGAAACGCCGTATCTATGTCATCAACTAGATTGGAATACGAGACAGTTAGTTCTTCTGGAGTAATACCAACAAATTTAACTAGTTTTAATTTTCAAGAATTACAAGAACCTATAAATTCGTTTAACGATTATAGTGGTTCTAGCATATTAACTGGTGGTGGAGATAACATATTTTTTGAAGTGATACCTCCATTTGCAACCGGTTCAAGACTTTCACGACACAATCAAGATACAATTCCTTTCTATTCATCTAGTTTATCAGCATCATATAATTTACCATATTCGTCATCTTTAGAACAAAGTGAATTCGAATCAGTATATGATTCTCATACTGCATTAGCAAGATTGGCGTATGGAGGGTGTAAAGAAGATGGTTCAACAGTACCGTTTGGAGAACTTTTGGCCGTTGAAATATTTGAAACTAATCCTTATCAGGTCAAGTCTGACACCAAAGGTGGCAAGTACTTAGACACTGAATTAAAAGGTGAATAAAATGTATAGAGTAATATTTATTATCAAATAAGTTCTATATTAAAATCTTAGGAGAATACTAAAATGGGATACCTTAATAATGCAACAACTGTCTTGGACGCGATCCTCACCAAAAAAGGTCGAGAGTTACTAGCACGCGGACAAAATGAGTTTAGGATTACTAAATTTGCTTTGGCTGATGATGAAGTTGACTACAGCCTTTGGGATCCCGGTCATCCATTAGGATCTGATTACTATGGTCAGGTCATTGAAAATTTACCACTTCTGGAACCAACTCCAGATACTAATACTATTATGCGATATAAGCTAGTAACAAGAGCTGTTGGCACAAGAAAAATGTCAACACTTATTGGTATTGAATCTGCTTATACAGTACAATGGAGTTCATTAGGAAATGAAGCATCAACTGCTGGTCCTATAACACCTACTACAACAAATGTACCAAATGATGGAACAACCGATCCAGCTGGATATTCATTCACTGTTCTTAATTCATCTATTGCATATTTGACATCACCAAGTAATGATGGTGGAGCAGGTGGAGGCGGAGCAATTGATTATACAGCTTCTACACAAAATATTAGTCAAACTGTTTTTGGTAATAGTTGTACTATTCATCCAAAAGCTATTAACGACCCAAATGGCGCAGCCGATCCTACTTCAACATTAATCGTTACTGGCCTAAGTTATGGGGCAACATTTGCTTCAACTATCACGGTTGGCTTCGTAGACGAATCATAAAAATAAGGAAACTTGCCTATGGCGTTTCTAGATAAAAGTTCACTTATAGTAGACGCAGTTTTAACTGATAAAGGACGAGAAAAACTCGCTAGTAACTCGTTCAGTATCGTTAAATTTGCACTAGGTGATGATGAAATAGATTATACAATGTACGATGAGTCCAATTCCAATGGACCTAATTTTTATGGCATATCAATAGAAAATATGCCAATATTAGAATCATCTACTAAGTCAGATACGGCCTTAAAGTATAAACTAACAACTCGTCCTCCATCAACTACACAACTTCCAGAAATGGGAGCTAGTGTTCCTGAAACTGTATCATTAACAGGTGATGGCGCTATGAGTCCAGATTATGCAATGATTTCTCCATCTACACTAAGATTTGATGAAGATGAAGATTACATATTCGAACTTCAAGATGATGCGTATGTTGATATAGTGGTTGGAGATTATGCTGAGCAAGTTAAGAAAGTTGCACATACTGTAATATTTGAGCAACTTACTATTGATGGTGAGCCAGTTCCAAAAGCCTCATATCAATCAGTATTATTTGGAAAGAACAAAACTCCATTACCATTAAAGCGTAGTGAGCAAAAATTATTTGCAGACATTTATAAAGTCTTCATTCCAGTTAATAAATTTGGAGATGTTTCAGTTTCAGTTATACGAGCACAAGGTGAAATTTATTTTAAAGGAAATGCCGGACAAACTCAACTTATAACTGGAAACCAAGTTTATGCAGATAAAGGAATTATGGTTAGTGTTGAAGGTGCAGGTATTATTACTCTCGGACTAGTTTCTCAAAAGGGTGATGAAGGTCCTGTTGATGATGGTCAAGTTTCAGCTGGTGAAGGGAATGTAGTATTTGCTTCTATAAATAATAAGAATAGAAGTCAAATCTCAGAAGCAGAAAAAGGTGGATTTAAAAACTTAGATATTAAAACAAATTCTAAAATAATAATATCATATACAAAAGGTCCTTCAAATTTATCAATAACACAGTTTGTTAAAAGCATCAATGCACAGAAAAATACTATAACTTTAAAGAATACATTATCTCAAGCTATTCCGTCATCTGTAACTATCTCAATGGGTGAGCCAGATTTTGATGACGTTAAACCACCAGTTGATAAGACTGGAGGTAAGAATCCTTTCGCTGCTGATCCACTTGTTGATAAGCAAGAAGGGGAATTAAAAAATCTTAAAGACAGTGTAAAGGGTGATGAGGGAAAATTTGAACCTGAAAACAAAAATAAACAGTTTAACCAAAGTACAGGTAAAACAGATTTTGAGTTGGAAAAATAATGGTAAAAACAGTAACAGCAAAAACAATTAGCTTAGTGGCAAAACAAGTAAATTCTGCTAGACAAGTAACGTTAAGAGTAACTGGTACAAAATCAGGTGTTTCGAAACTTATCACAGTAACTATTTCGCCGAAGGCATAAACAATTAAAAGAAAAGTAAGTTCATCAATATTTATTGGTGATTAGGAGTTAAACTATGAGCATATTTTCTGAATTTAATCTAGACGAAGACGTAATACCAGGTCAGGTCAATACTGTCTCTTCTGGCATGTGGTCAGGCGGATTGGGAACCTTAACGGCTTTCCATACATCTTCTGTCCAAAGCGGAAGTACCGGAGAGCACTATTTTGATGTGTATAACGGTGTTGTAGGAACAAACGCAACAGCGTCAGTACAGTTTTCTGTTACTTACGGACATTATTATGGATCTGGTTCATTAAGCGGAAACAGCAATTATCAAGCTTCTAAAGCAGTTTATAGACAGTTGAGAAATTTGTTACTACCTCAAAACCAAGAAAAATTCAAATGGGGACCTGCTGAGGCAAGTTCTTCTGATTCAACTTTCGCAGTATCTTTAAATAGATCACGGCTTAAGGAAAAAATGGATCCAGGTAACTGGGAACTTCATATATCTAGTTCAACATCAAACGTTATTAAATTGATTGATGATTCTGGAGCAACGAATGATCCTAACGTTAAATCTACAGTAAGAGAATTTAATGTAATATCTGGTTCAATTTCTACTGGTGTTGCTGTAACTGGTTCTTCAACTAAACATTTTGGAAAATTCTATCCTGAAACAGGTATAATTTTACTTGACGCAGACGGTTTAGGTGGACAAGCAACAATAGCTGGATATGGAACGGGATCAAACGTTAACAATAACAATTCAGGTGACTTTTTTGATGCGGTTAAGGGTGGAGCATATTTCGCTGCAAGGCGTGAAGAGCAAATTAAGTCGACCCATTACTTTTGTAGGGTGAAACACGGCCAATACAATCATAGTCAGAATCCAACATATTATTCTGGTTCTGATTCAGTATTAGCTGTTCCTTCCTTTAGAACAGATCCTAAGTCGTATATTACGACAGTAGGTTTGTATAACAACTCAAATGAATTGTTAGCTGTTGCTAAGTTATCAAAACCAATCTTGAAATCTACAAGTAGGGAAGCTCTCATAAAGGTAAGATTAGACTTTTAGTAAAACTTAATTTAGCGAAAGCTATATGTGAGGTTGCTAATATTTATAATAAATTGAGAGACAACTATGTTTGGGCAAATCGGTGATGAAGACAGACGCGTTACTCCATATAAAATACATAAACGCTTTAAGATTGATTTTTATAACGGGGTAAACACCGCAACAAGACTTGGAATTATTCCATTAGTAGCCGAATCTGGCTCTTTAAATGGAAATCCTGGGTTTGTAAGTTCTTCTGCAGATAAAATAACATTTACAAGTGGTGGAGCAGATTACCATTATTATAAAAGACCGTTGTATACCCAAATCAAATTAAACTTTTTTGAATTTTCAAGACCGGGTAATAGACATAGCCATACTGTTGCACAACCTCAACATCAGTTAGATAATAATTTTTTACCATTTGGTCATGGAAAACCACACACTGAAACTGGAAAAACTGGTTATCATTGGCAAACTTTAGGTTTAAGAAAATTGCATAATACTGCAAACGTTATAAGTATACCTCAAAAAATATATGGTGAAAAAATAAAAACTGGTTCTATAGAATTAACTGATTATTCAACCGATAAAACATATATCATAAAAGATGATGGATTTGGTAATTTATATGATTCAAATTATGAAGCAAACTTTGTATCTGCAAGCTTAACTGGTAAAGGTTCTGGGTCTGCAATTGGAACTATATCATACGATCATGGCTTAATAATGATTACCGATACTGGTAGTTATGGAACTGTAGCTGGACAATCTAGTGGATCAGGAGGTTGGAAATTAGAATTTGAAGCTACAAAAACTCTTTATGAACATGAATATACATGTTTAGTTCCAGAAGGAACATTCAATAATAGTACAAATCTTAGTGTATCATTAGACCGGAGTGGAAGTATGGATATTCCAGCTGGCTTAGATAACAACAACTTAAGACAACTATTGGCTTCTCCAGCAGAAGGCGTTTATGATAGTACAGAAGGATATTCTGCAACTACTAGTACTGAAAATTTTACAACACATTCTATGTTTGCTCCTTATGTTACAACCATTGGATTGTATAATGATCATAATGATTTATTGGCAATTGCTAAAACAACGCGCCCAGTTAGAAATGATCCCGAGTTAGCATTGAATTTTATTGTAAGGTTCGATATTTAATATAGAGAATATAATCGGAGTACGTAATGGCACCAGAGAAAAAAGAAATAAAACAAGATTCAGAATTTCATATACAAGATCAAAAACATGAAATTAATACTGAGTTAGTTAATATAATAAAATTTAGACAATCAAAAAAATGGTATATAAGCATCGTAGTTGTATCGCTTTTTGCGGCTATTTTAGCACTTATGATTTATTTTATGAGTAGCGGAGTGGATGTAATGGGTGGTTGGAAAGAAATCTTATTACTAATGTTAGGTGGATTTGTTGGTTCATTTGCTAAAGTAATAGATTTTTGGTTCAACAACGCTGAAGACGATGTTAAATTATTAGAACATGCGGATGATTAACGCGTAAGGAGAAAACAGATGTTAAAGAAATGGTTTATATTGGGTCTTATAATGACCTCATCTTTGTTTGCAGAGAACGAGCTTTGGAAATTTTTTAAATATTCAACGGCTTATGGTAGTTTTAGCTTAAACGCGCCAAGGTACCAGGAAGATAGATTTGCAATTATTGGTGGATTATCTACTGGCCAACTAGAATTTTCTAGAGATGTGCGAGATTTAGAACCTGATTTTCAAAAATCTTTTGGATTAAGAAAAATTGGTAGATTTAAATACGAGCCGAAGAGAGGCGTACGAAATGCTGGTGTTGGTGGAACTTGGTATGATGGTTCAGAGCAAAATGCAAACGAAAGCGCAACAATGGGTCCAGTTAAAGGTTGGGAATATTTAATTAAATGGTCAGAAGGTAGACAATGGGGTAATGAATACCTAAATCAAGAATATTGGTTAAGATATACTGGCGATTGGGCAATGGCAAAAATAGGTTGGACAGATTTAGGGTTGGAAGAAATAACTTATGGTCAAGCAGACGCTCGAGTTAAATGGAGTCCTGAAATATTTAATGGATCTATCACATTTAGTATTGGTGCAAAGCATAGACAACATCCAGTTTATGGATTTGATGCTGCAGTTTTAGATACTACATGGTATAGAGGACAATGGTGGAATTTCGCTGAGGATGCTTTTGGTATTGATGATAATATGTGGTTTGACGAAAACATGATTGATGAGAATGGTGAGTGGATTAATGCTCAGCTATATGAAATTGATCCAGTTACTGGAGATTTAAGAGAAATCGAAGGTGCTGGTCCTTTTTGGAATGAAGGTGGTGAATATTGGGGACACGATTGGTTGTGGAGAGATGCTGAAGGCCGTATATTTGCTTATACAGATAGAGAGTATTTTCTATATCATTTTCCAGGAATGTTAGAAACCTACATAGATGGTAAGAAAAAAGATATTGGATTTCAAAGAGAAACATCAATTGTAATGGGTGCAGATGCATATTATTATAATGACAATTGGTGGATTCATGCATGGGGTAACTATTTACCATATCATTATGGACATGATCAATACTCTTACCATAATGGAGCTGCGTATGAACAACATAAAGATGATAAGAAAAAGCCACATGAATTTGAATTTATGGATCCAATGTGGATGACTTGGAGTGATTATGATTTTGGTGCTATATTTGGTATTAAATTAAAAGACAATTTAGGTGTGTTTGCAGAAGGTCAGTATTTATATTATTGGGGACGCCCAGCTTATGACATAAAGTTAGGGGTCAATTATCAATTTATGGGATTTTAAAAAATGAAGTATGACGAAATATACAATATAATAAAATCAATTATTGGTTCATTATTAATAGTGACAATGTTTATGATGCCAGGTTGTTCTGATGATAGCCTTCTTCCCGTAGAAGAATCATTAGAAGAAAACATTCAAATGTGGGTTAATGGTTCAGAGATTATAGCTCGAGAATATTATGAAAGTATTACTACTTACGGAGAAGCTACAGTACAAGATGATGGTTCTATAAAGAAAATATTTGTACTTCATTTTCAAAAAGAAGATGGTAGGGTTACACCTTACAAGGAACATTATGCGTTGATTATGTATGATAATGATGGTGATAATAGTGGAAATTTAATAGATGAAAAATTATATCTAGGTGGAACACAGATGGATTCATTGCTATTGCAATCAACAAGCGGTAGAATTACATTAGAAATTGTAGGTTTATCTGATTACACAGAATTTGCTCAAGCATCAATAGAAAAATATGAAGATGGTAAAGTTAGTGGTATGGCAGATGGATATTTCTTTAATCCTTATAGAGATGAGATGCAACACGGTGTAATTATTTTTGATAATTTGCAAGTTAATACAGATACATCGGCGACATTTTATAATGGAGTTTATTAATGAATGGTGATGTTAAATTAGGACAAATCTTATGTGATGAAGATATAATCACTAAGCGTCAACTTAATCAAGCACTACAGGTGCAAATTAAAGGTGATAAACGTACGCTTGGTGAAATATTAATTGACAAAGGTTTTTGTTCACTAGAAGATGTAACTAGTGCCATAATGAATCAAGGTGGTGGACAAAATATTGATGTGCAAGAATCTCCAACAAAAGTTGAAAAGGAGATTAAGCCAAAGAAAAAAGAAGCAAAAGAATTAAGTGAAGACACAAAGTTTAGTATGTCAGTTGGAACTATGATTGGAATAGGATCTGGAATCGCGTCAATCGTTGGAT